ACTTCCCACAGCTCCCATCGAGTTCCGCCGAAGCTGTAGTCTACGCGATACAATCCTGTTTCTTCTATCTCGTCAGACATCGAATGTCTTCTTTGGGTCGAACTGTTTATTCTCTATGCCTCTGAAGGATGTATATCCTCTAGGGTTACATAAGATACGCGTGTTCTTAACCTGCTTGTCGATAGACGAATGCGTATGTCCATGAACCCACACAGTCGGAGCGTATTTATCCAGGATCCAGTCGAGATCTGTGTAGAATCCATAGTTTATAAAGTGTTTAGATTCGTCTAACAAGTATTTCTCGTCGATGCTGGCAAGAGAAGGAAGATGATGTGTCATCACGACAGTCTTCTTATCCTTGTGTTTCTCTAGCTGCTCTACGATGAAGTCTACACACCTTTGATGATCGGCAAGCATCTTCTTCCACGACCATTTCTCGATCAGCCTCGAATCGTTCATGAACTTGTACGCCATCTCCGACTCNGCGCCAGACCATAGTGTGCAAGCAATAACAACCGTGTCGCCATACTCGCGAACAATCAGTTCCGAATCTTCCCATACGCCATCATACATCTCATGGTTTCCGCCGATCTGAATAATGTTTTCCTCGCCGTATTTCTCATGACACCTTGCACGGAATTGAAGTTCTTTCCGNATGCTCGACGNTCTCATAGAAGATATGTCGCCTGCAAGAAGAAGCACATCCGCCTCGGGAAGTGCTTCTTCGTACTGAGCAAACTCCAGATGAAGATCGGATAACAGAGCGAACTTCATCCTGCGATGATCTTCTTCTCAGGCGGAGTAATAATACCAGAGCCAAAGTTCTGGTTATAAGAATCAAGAATCTCCGGAATAGGACTCTCGATAATCATTACATCGCTTTCATGAACCGTGAAAGAACGATCTGCCACGAACGGAAGATACGGCACGAAAGACAAACCGCCTTGGCCGTTGTCTACTGCTACGACAGAGTTAGTCATAACCAACTCCTGCTTATTAACAGTTCCTTCTTCTACTGTTGTGAAGAATTCTTCACCTGTGCTTAATTTTACAAATTTTACTTCACTCATTATTACTCCTTCTTTATATGTGTTATATTACAGGATCATGAGGCTGTTGTCAACCGTTTATTTCACCTGTTCTTCTAACTTCTCTAAAGTGTCTGCCTTGGATTTGTCGAGGCGATGTTCTACAAAGATAGGCAGGAATAACGACTTAGTGTCTTGACCTTCTTTAGCGATCACTTCGTTGTATTTAATCGAGACGATTTCGCCAGCCATGTTCTGTCCCCAGAACTCTTCTCTTTGTGCGTCGGATAAACCAGAGCCAACCGATACTAGCACGTTCCCACATTCTGACGAACACAAGAACGATCCTAGCTTTCCTTTGTGCTTTCCCTGCCCCTCTTCCATCGCGATGATCTTGAACTCTCCGACGGCTTCTACCTTCATCTTGACCTGTTCTTTAGACCTTTTATCTACCCAAGGAGATGCCATGTTCTTCAGCACGGCGCCTTCTTTTCCTGCGGACAACCTGTCTCGGAAGAATGCCTGAGCCTCGGTCATGTCTTGAACGACCTTCGTCTTCGCTGTAGAGATCTTCGAAGGGTTAGTCTTTCCGACACGATCTTCGAGATATTCAAAGCGCGATTGATATCCTGTGTTGTATTCCTTTCCGAGCTCCCATGCAGTCCGTGGAAGGATGTCCCACACAACAAGGCGGATCCGAGAAGCTTCTTCTTCAGAAATTGTTCCTTTGTTAGCCTTGTTCAAGATTCCGTTTCCTTTCTTNCTNGGAAGAATGTTTCCTTTGTCGTCAACGACGAGCAATTCGCCGTCTAGCATGATATCTTGACCGCCGCCGATCGCGATAGCTTCTTTGTCTAGCATTTCTTTCAGATCGAGTGTCTTTCCGGCTCTGGAGAATGATGTGACCTTAGATCCTTCTGTCACGATGTTCACTCTCATTCCGTCAGACTTCTCTTGAATGATAGCCGGAAAGACGATCTTCTCGAGGTTCTTCCTGGAATACGATTCACACAGCATCACTGGAAATGTAGGAATAAGACCTGGCCATACTTTGTTCACGGTCGAAGCTGCTGTGCCGCATTTCAAGTCCTTCCGGATGATCTTCACAATGGTATCAGAGATGCCTGGTTCTGTGTCTTCTAGCAAGCCTTGAAGCAAGTTAATCGCCTTATTCCCTGTGACAGAGCGTGAAGAAAGTTTAGACAATTGTTTCTTAACATTCTGCCATGTAACGACGCCTTTGCCTTTGTTTGTGTACTCAGGAATCGCTTTAATAAAGAATTGAATATGAGGATTCAAGGCAAGGTTCAACACCTCTTGAAGTTCCTCGTTATTCTTCTGATCCTCTAGGATAGCAATCTTCTCTAGTTTAGAAGATGTTGCCGCTAGTTTTTCAAATACTTCGTGTGGATATAGTCTCATTATGTCTGTCCTTGTTGTTAAATGTGTGTTATATATTGTCTTAGAATTCGCCTATGCAGTCGAGCAGAAGTTTCATTCTGTGTTTTATAAAGTATTCCATAATCTTACTCCGAGGAGCAGGAGTGAACTCGTCATAGGTCTTCACGATAGCTTTCATCAACACCTCTGGAGTCTTCGTGAGGTCTACTAGCTGTTCGTTCAATGAATACCGAAGTGTAGACACGCCTGTTTCTCGGCAGAAGTCTTCGGCAGACATCTTCACCCATCTTGCCAGGTCTTTCTTTTTAACAGGAGTCTGGCGTTTGCCTTCTGTAACGAACGTGTCAAGGTCAGAGAACACATTAGGCACGCCATCACCAGAATCGCCTGTGATCAGGTGCTCTTTCAAATACGCAGTAGGATTATCTTTAACAATCATCTTCTTCCGTTTAGGAGCCCATTGTTCGACGTTCTTGTATCGCTGAAGTTGCCCCATGTCATGATCTTCGGACAGGATCAACACCTTCTCTGACATACAGTATCTGCGTGTAAGCAGAGCGATGACGTCATCTGCCTCTGCGCCTTCTACTTCGACGATCTTGTAAGGGAAATTATCACGAAGATCTTCTTTAATCCGATCAACCCATTTAAAGATCTCATCCATGTCTAGTTTATTCTTATCACGAGCCTTCTTCCTCGAGGCCTTGTAATGTGGATGAATGTCCTTTCGCCAGTAGTTCTTTCCGTCCATACAGATTGTCATCTTACCGTATGTGCCTCGGAACTTGACGTTATAAGACCTCAACATGTTAAGAATCATGTGCCGGAAGTAATCTTCGTCTAAATTCTTACCCATAGAGTAAGCAGCACCGTGCAGCCCTGACCAGACAACGCCGGAAAAATCAACTAATATCATATTATCTCCATATGTGTTTATACTACAGTATATTGAGGCTGATGTCAACCTTAGAATAATTTGTTAGTAGAAGTATTCATCGCCTGAGTAAGAACGTCTTTCGCTCCGTCTGTAATAGTCGTTCCTTGCTTCACTTTAGAAAGCCATCGTTCAGCCAGTGTCTTAACATCGTAGACAACATATTTAAGATTCTTCTCGCGATCTTTGTTGAGCATTTTTTCTACGCGAAGATGCTTCGCCTCGTAGCGAATGAAGTGAGTATGCTTGGTAGCTTCTTTAACGATTAGATAAATGTGACGGTGAAAGTCCATCATTACTTGTGGTTCTGCAATTTTCATAATAAATCACCTGTTTCCTGCGCGTATTCGCGGTCGTAGCCAAGAGATAGGATTTTAGTGTTGTGTAACTATATCTTTTTACAAACTCGCGTTAGAAACGATTGTACACGTTCTAGTCTGGTTTGTCAACCTTTTTCTTAGTAGTGGCTAGTGTGAGGATTCTTTTGAGGAAGGCTGCGGAGGCTGCAGGGCTAGATACAGATTTAGAAGCTGCTTCGTTGTTACATGTACAGCTATTGCNANGATGTGTACAACGAAGCAGAGCATCTTCTAATTTACGAAAGTCGTCTCNCATGAGAGGGATNGTTGTTTAAGCGCCTGCTGCTTTCAANGCGGCGATTTTCTTCGCTGAAGAACCGTTGCTCATTGCTCGTAGTGTGCGAGGACCTAATTCTTTAGATTCTACAGGTGCTGCTTCTTCTACAACTTCCTCTACAACTTCAGGAGCTGCTTCAACAACAACTTCTTCTTTCTTAACAACTTTCTTTTCTTTCTTCTTACCGATGGCCATTATTTTCTCCTATAAAATATTATGTCTT